CACGACCCGGCCTGCGTGGCTCCGCCCTCCGACTCCATCGCCTCGGAGAGGATCTCGCGCACCGCGATCAACGCTGCGGGCCAGTAGCGGCGGAAGTCCGAGACCTGGATGGCGAAGCGCTCGAGGCCGGAGATCAGCCCGCGAAGCGCGCCCTCGTCGGCCTGGACGCGGATGGATAGCATCAGTACTCCGCCCTGTCGCGCGTGAACCAGGGATCGATGTCCGATTGCGAGGACGGAGCCGCAGGGTTGGACGCCGCAGAAGCCGCAGCAGCCCACTCGCCCGCGCGCATCAGCGTGAGCGCGCGATCCCAGGCCGTCTCCTTCCCGTCGTCCGCGATCCCCTCGAGCATCGCCGTGATGAGCCGCACGGCTTCGTTCGTGACCAAGAGCCCGAGCGCAAGCACCTGCTGCGGATCTGTGGCCGGTGACGTCTGCCCGCCTGCGGCGAGCGCGACGTTCGCTTCCGCTTCGAGCTGACTGAGGATCACGTCCACCTGCGTCTTTGTCGGATCGCTCGTCGCAGTAATCTGATGCTTATTCGGAAGGAGGACGTTGACCTGGTCGGTGCTCGAATAGAGCATTACAGAGCCCCCGCCTCGATACCGGTCTCCAGGAGCTCTTCGTCCCAGTTCCCGATCTCTCGGAGCGTCATCTCCATCTTGAGCCGCGCCTTGTCGACCGCCTTGAAGCGCGGGTCCTCGCCCGGATGCACCCAAGTGAGATCCATGATCCGAAGCTGGCGCATGAGCGCATGGAAGATCGCGCGAGCGCCTTCCATGAAGGCCAGCTGATCCGGCTTGTATTCTCCGGGCCGATTCGGATGCCGGAAGATCGGAACGTACGTATTCCCGAAGTCGCGCACCTGCCCGGGCACCGCGTAGAGCCGCCACCCGAGCGGGAGATTCATCACGAAGATCATCGTCTCGCTTCCCTCAGCGCTTTTCGCGCCTCCTGGATCGTCACGCCGACACGCACATCAGCGAGTGCCGCATGGCGACGTAGCTTCAGATCGTTATCGGCAAAGTGCCACCGCACCGTGCTCGTCGCGCACGCGTTACAGAGACGCCCCTTCTTCCCGCGATGCGTATGGCCGTCGTCCTCGATGAGACGGGTCCAGCACTCGTAGCAACGCGTCGCGCCGAGACAATCGATCGCAATCCCATCCACGCGGAGCTGATAGCCAGGGTGCTCGTTGCCGCACACACGGCAGCGGAGCCATTCGACGAGCTCGTAGTTCATCAGTCCTTGTCAGCTCCGGCAGGTTTCGGCTGCGGCGCCGGTTTGATGGCCTGCGTCTTCACGGGCTCGGACACCCTGGCCTCGGCCACCACCGGACGGATGCTCTTCTCCTGCTCGAATTCCTGCTGCGAACCGTCCTTCCAGCGAACGACCGGCTTTGCCTCTTCGGCGAGAATCGCCTTCGCATGCTCGTCCGCCATTTCAAGCACCTGGCCCCGGACGTAATCGCGCCGGACGTTGTTGCTGTCGGTGTAGACGAGCTGCTCCGCGAGTACTTCGACCTTCATGGCCTGCCCTCCTAGGTTGCGGCACGGTGGGGGTCGGTACGCGCACCCCCACCGTCAGCCGTGTTACGAGATGACCGTGGTCCCGATGTTCAAGCTCGGGAGGCACACGATCTTTTCCTGCACCACGCTCACGACGCGGACGATCGTGCTCTTCGTCTTCCGCTCGTCGTAGTCGTCCGGGGTCGCGAGATCCGGGCCGAACGTGGTTGCGGCGTTCGGCTCCTTCGCTCCCGGCGTTCCGAGGTAGGCGCAATAGAACTTCTTCGCCGACCAGACGTACGTCCCGGCCTCGGGGAGGCCAGGATTCACGGCCCGGGTGGAGTGCTTCGTCGCGTCTTGCTGGATCGCCTTCGCGAACCGGACCTTTTCCAGCACGAAGTACCTGGCGAGCATCTCCTCCGTAATGGAGTCGCGGCTCGTGTACTTCAGCGTGTCCAGGACCGCCGCGCCGGCAGAGCCCGCCGACTGCGTCCCCGTGATCACCTCGTAGACCAGCCCCGAGATGATCAGCGTGTTCGCTTCGCGGCCGATTCTCTTCGCGACCGCCGTCTTCGACTTCATGACGTCGAGTCGCGGATTCGCGGCCGTGCTGTCCCACTGGCCGGTTCCCGTCACGGACGTCGTGCCGGCGCCGGAGCCATCGATGAGACCGAAAGTACGTACCTCGCGCGCGAGGAGGATGCGCGCCATCATCTGCCGCATCGTCTGCGAGATGAGATCCGCCTTGCCGCTGCCCCAGTCGTTCGCGTCGAGATCGGACACCGGCTCTTCGCCACCGTACGGCTGGGCGATGAAGGTGTCCTTTCCGTACTGGCTGATCACGCGCGTGGCGCCGTTCTCACGGCTCCAGGCGAGATCCTCGGCGCGGAGGAAATTGCGGGCGTCCGGCACGTAGTACCAACCGCTCGTCTTCGGCGTCTTGAAGAACGGTGCGGCGTCGTCGGCCACGTAATTCGCAGCCATCTGCTCGTAGTCCAACCCATACGGCGTGAACGGCTGAATGGGGAGGACGGCAGGATTTCCGAGTGGCATTGTTCCCTACCTCCTTTCCCCTATCAGGTGAGCGACTGGGCCGTGAGAAACCACACCATTTCGATCACATCCGTACCGCCGCTCCCGGCCGCCTCGTTCGCATAGCCCCAGATCACTTCCGCGACTGATGCTTCGTAGGTTGCCTTCGGAGTGACCGTGACCATCTTTCCGCCCGTTGTTGCCGAGAGATAGTCGCCTTCCGCGATCGTCGTGCTGCCGATCACCTGCACCGTGGGAGCCATGTACGGCGCCCATACGGCGATGTTCTGACCGACCGTATTGCCGGCCGCGCACGCTTCCGCCGCGATCCCGACCGGCTTGTCGGTCACCGCGGTCGCGACGTCGACCTTGCCCTTCGAGCTGAACTTCAGCGCTTCACCACCCGTGAGTGCGGCCGACCCCACGTAGATCCAGGACTCCTTCCGCATGGTGGCCATTACTCACCCACCCCCTTCGCGGCGCCCGAGCCGTGCGTCCGGCGGTACTCGAGCACGCGATCCTGGAGACCCGGATGCCGGCGATAGACCTCGCTCGCGGCATCCGCCTCGCTCATCTTCGGGTTGTTCGCGACGACCTCGGCGATCTTCACCGAGAGCTCGATCTGCGGATCGGACGGGCCTTCGACGTCGCCCTGGATCCCACTCTCCCGCTTCAGGTAGTCCTGGGCGACGAGCGACTCGATGTGCTCCTTCACGTGCATGGCGTTACCGGCGAGGTACATCTGGCGGAAAAACTTCGCCTCGTTCTTCGAGATCTTGAAATCGCGCACCGCGCCGTCGAGCAGGAGATCGCACTCCATCTCGAGGAGCTTCTTCGCGTCTTCCTTCCGCTGAACAGTGAGCGTCTGAGCCGCCTTCGCCTTCTTCTCCCAGAACTCCTTCTGCTCTTGCAGCCTGACAATGCGCGCCTGGACCTCTTCGACGGTCGGCGACGCGCTCGGAGGGAACCCGAAGTCCTCGGTGTTCACCTCCATCTCGGGAATCTTGATCTTGGGCATTGCCCCTCCGTTACTCAGGGAAGCGGACTCGCGTGTCAGCCCACTCGCTGACCGCGACCGCGTTCTTTTCCGACTCCACCCCACCCGTGGCGCTCGTCTTCTGCGCCTCCTCGCCCCGCCCGCCGTCGGACTTCCCGGAACGCTCGGAGTACTGCTGGACGCCCTGATAGAAATACGAGATGGAGAAACCGGCGCTCTCGAGCTCGGCCAACTTGCTCGCGAGGTCCGCGGCTTCCTTGAGCCGCGCCCAGAGCGTCCAGAACTCCACCGAGGTGACTTCGAGCCCGAACTTCTCGAGCGCGGCCACCGCGTCCGAGGTCGACATCCCCTCGGGCTTCGTGACGACAACGGACGCCTTCGGGTACATCTCGGCGAATCGCTTCGCCGCATCCTTCCCCGTCGGCGTGATCGCGACCTGGAGGAATCCCTCCATGCCGTCGAAATACGGCACGTTTGTCATGGCGCCGCCGAGCACCGTCATGCCCTGGAGCTCGCCGGTTTCCTTGTTGTAATAGGCCGCATGGAACGTGGGCGAGTAGAGGGCCTTCGCCTTCTTCTGGAGCCAGCCGTTCGCCTCTTCGTTCACTTCGTACTCGGCCATGAGCGCTAGCACCTTCTGCGTCGATTCGGAGACTTGCGCCGGCTCAATGTGATTTCCGTCCAGGTCCTCGACCCAC